GCACTCCGTCGGCCCAGTTCGCGCTGCTTGGCAAGGGGCCACAAAAGAGCCCGACCAGCTCTAACGGTACTGTTACAACCGATAATGTCTGGAGCTTGCAAGGGGCGGAAGTTCGCATCTATTTCGACAGCCGAACGAACCAGTCTGCCAGTTTCAGTTCTGCGGGCGAGGCCAATATCCCGCTCGTTTTCTGCGGCAATGTGCATGAATGCCGACCGACCGAGAACTCGGGTACGCCATGGTATGCCTACACGTTCGAAGCTCGCGGCCTGATCGCTCGGGCAGAACGTGTGCCGGTTGTCAGTCCGATCGACAACTCTGATAACGTCCGATTCAACATCAATGCCCTGCTTGACGACTATCAGCCGACCACCGGCGGCAAGTCGGTCGGCGATGCAATCCGCATGATTCTCACCAGTTATTCGGTTGCCTACCGGCTCAATCAGCAGGGCATCGGGAACTTTACGCTCAACGACGCAGCCCAGACTGCCACCCTGCCATCAGCCACCGAGTCAGACCTGAACAATATCTCGCTCGTGCCGCCCTTCGAGTTTCGCATTTCGGGCGATAATGTGATCGCAGCCATTCAGGAGACGCTCGATTCTTATGCCCCCAATTTCAGCGTCATCATCCAGCCCGACGGCACGATCCGCTTCCCTGACCTTCGCAACCATCAGCCCTACAATCTCGACCTGATCAGCAACATTGTCGATGGTCTGAACTACACCAAATCCACGCTTGGCAGCTATTCCCGTGTGCTGGTTCGCGGTGGCCCGAAAGTCGTGCCTTACTATTGCCAGTGGAATATTCCGCGAGACAACCCGGCCTACAACCTCGACGATTCGCCCGACAACAGCAAATTCAACGGCAATATGGTCGAGTTCTTTGACTACACCGGGGCCACCAACACGCAGGCCAAAGTCAATTTCCAGCACGCCAATTTCACCTGGGGCCGGATTCTGCTCTCGGTCGGCAATGTCACGTTTGCCAATGCCACCGGGGCCAATCTGCCATCCAACCAGATTCGGATTATTCCCGCCAGCGGCAACCTGCCCGGCTCCAATACCACCAACCTGCAAAACTGGCTCGCCGACGAACTGACGATGATCGACAAGGGCACCGCTTCCCGTCGCGAAGCCAGAGTCAAGATTAATCGCAACTTCTGGAAAATCGGCACAGGCGGCACCGCCAATTCGATCATCCGCAAGGATTCGGGCGAGTTTCTTATCACGCAGAACACTCAAGCCAATGCGTCTGTCAACTGGTCGATCCTGACCACCAACCCCAACGTCGATCGACCGCCCAATTACAACGCCTCGACTAACTACTACACCTACGACTATGAGCTTTACGGCTATACCCGCGAAGGCTCGACCACATGGCGGCGATATACAATCAATCTCGACGCCATCAGCAACAACAACCCTCTGACAACAACTCAGAAGGGTATGGCTCGGCGGATCGGCAATGTTTTCCCGACCCCGGTTGATGGCCTGAATTTCAGCCAGATCGGCAACTCAAACACTTCCGCAGGTGTGAATCAGCAGCGAAAAGTCTGGTATCCCGAATGTCTGGTGGAATACCGGCAGCGGGTCGCCAACAGCACGTCGGCCAGTTATACTTATCAGGCATTCTGGGCAGGTTTTCGGATTAACCCGGTCAACAATTTCATTGTGCTTTCCCGGCCCAGCGTGCAGGAAGTGACGGGCTCTAACGGCACCTACACAGACAAGATGCCGCCTTGGGATACGGGCACGGGCAACTCCACCAACCAGCCATTCCAGATTGTGCCTTACAATATCAAGGTGCTGCTCCCGGTTTACGAAGGCACTCAAGAGGCTGCATATCCGCATTACGACGCCAATATGACGCCTGCCGCTGGTGAATCCAATGCGACCGTCAAAACACGATACGGCATTGAGCGAGATTTGATCGTCACCCTGCCTGAGTGGTACGAAGCCCGCGACCAGTCATCGGCCGACCAGTTCGCCAAAGACATCTGGGACAGTGTGGAAAAGCCCTTAATTCAAGGCGGTTTTGCATGGGTGGACGGCATTCCTTCCACCGAGTGGAGCTATGCGGGCGTTCTCTCCAACGGCAAATTGCAATCGTTCAATATCACCGCCAACGAAACATGCCGGGCCAATGCTGGCAGCGGGCTTGAAGACTGCTCACTGCTCATGACAGCGTGCGAAATCAAATTCCCCGGCAACCGCAAGCCGTTTACGGTGGCTTCATTTACGACAGCCCGGCCGAGGGCAGGTGTTCCGATGCACGACTTCCACTCGTTCAACGAAATGCTCGAACGCGATCCAATGATCATTTAAGGGGGCAGCGATGGGGCCGAATGAAGGCTGGATGGTCAATGTCGAAAGCGAGCTGAAGCGATCCCGCGACCAGCTCACCAATCTTGCAATCAACCAGCTTGCATCGCAGAGCCAGGGCAATTACGAACTGCCCTCAAGAATCCAGCCGCCAGATCAAACAGAGCAGATAGACGAAATCTACTGGATTCGCCTGACTGAGAAAATCAATTATTTTGACCAGATTCTCTATTCATGGCGAAGGCAGGTTAAGACTCTGGGGCCGGGCGGTTATGTCTGGACGGACACCGGCGAAGGCTCCACTTTCATGGAGTATGCGGCCACCGGCCTGAACAATGAAAACGTCAGTGTTGGCACAGACAAAAGATACCCGGCAAAATGGAATGCCGACACGTCGCAGTGGGTTTTTTTTTCTAGTTCGAGTGCTGCGGGAGCTGAAATGTTTCGGTGGGAAGGCAATGTTTATCTGTCCTGTAATTTCCCGGAAAATCCGGTCATTCTATCGTGCCACACCCTCAATCCGACACTTGACGAGGCAGGTTTGGCTCACGCAATGAGCTATCTGTCTTCCTGCCACAATCAGATCGTTTATTTTCAGCGAAACATCGCCTACAATTCCGGCGAAATTTTTGACTGGATTTATACCAAGCTCTGGGGGGTGGTCTCAACAACACCGGATGCATCCAGTCAGAGCTGGATTAACAGCAGTCATCTCTTGCTTTTGACGGCATACAACCTGACTGGATCGCACTGCAAGGTTGGCTATTTTGGTAACGGCCTGGCACCCAAGGAGCTATATGAGGACGAGTTTCTTGCCGACATTATCCCGACCCATTTTTGCCCCGGCATTGGCGTTATTAACGTCGAGCAGCAATTTCCCGGACAGGTTGCCTACAGAGACTACTACGATACAAACGAGCCACTGGTGCCCGCTGTCAGCTACACAATGGAGCCCGGCCCAAACGGCGAAACCTATTCCGGTCTGCCGGTCAAGTATGTGTCTTTCAAGAAATATCTTGCCAACGGCACTTATCCCGGCAACTGGGGCAACATGTCCACCACTACGCCATATTACCTGCTAAAGGTTCAGGGATTGCCCATATCAGGTTCGCTTGATGGCTATTACCACTCCGCAGATTTTGGCCCGACCCGAGATACGGTCGGATATTACACATTCAATGCGAGTGTCCTGCTTTACAAATATGCTGACTGGGGCACAGGCGGCACACTGATCAGCACCACAAACGGCACAATTACAATTTCATGGGGAAATTCCATCTGTAATGGCGGCATGAGCAATAACAACTGGAATATTATCAACAGTAATCAGACCGAAACTTAACAATATTGACGCTACGCCGTCGCCTAATTATACTTTGGGCACTGGTTAATACTATCCTCAATCAAATTAGGATCGGTGGAAGGCCAGTATTCCAGGTTGGGCGTGCCTCCACGTTCAGCCGCGTCTAGGGGCGTGCCGGAACAGGCTCAAGATGATCACCTGCCCGGCGCGTAATCTCAAACAAAACTGTTATGAAAGAATTACATTTATTTGCTGGCACTGGCGGAGGCTTGCTTGCCTCAAAATTGCTTGGTCATACGCCTGTATGTGCCGTTGAAATAAACAGGTATTGCCAGAAAGTCTTGAGACAAAGAGTTGCAGACGGAATTTTTCCAGAGATGGAAATTCACGGCGACATTCGGGATTTTGATGGATCGCCTTGGATGGGAAAAGTTGATCTGATTGCTGGCGGCTGGCCATGTCAGGACTTGTCGATTGCATGGAAAGGCAAAGGGCTGAGTGGTGCAAGATCAGGACTCTTCTTCGAACTTGTCAGAGTCGTTCGCCAGGTTAAACCGCGATGGGTGTTTCTTGAGAACGTCCCAAATCTTCTCGGAAAAGGATTCGATACCGTTCTCAGGGAGCTTTCCGACAGCGGGTATGATGCTGCATGGACAACTTTATCGGCTTCCGCATGTGGAGCAGGTCACGTCAGGCGAAGACTCTGGATTCTGGCCCACGCCAACAGTTCAGGATGCAGAGAACAACGGCGGGATTGCACAGCACCTGAGAAACACACTGGCAATCAACGCGGTAATCATGTACCCGGAGCATCTGATTCCTGTGGTATTGAACGACAAGATTGCCAGAATCGGCTTTTACCTCTGGGCTATCGACAAATATGCTTCTGGGATGACTGCGACCCAGATACGGAAGAGTGTCCCTGCGGACGCGATTATGCTTCAGAGTGTTTATCACCAGGCCCAACAGAAGACGGAATTGAATACGCGGAATTTGATTCAGTCCTGTATGGACGCAGAAATATTGGTGACTGGGAAAACGAACCCGGAATTTGTCGAATGGTTGATGGGCTGGCCTCTCGGGTGGACAGAATCAGATCCGCTGGAAATGGACAGGTTCCTCTTGTGGCAGCAGCAGCGTTTAAAATCCTTGAAAATACTTTGCGGAGTAGCGGCAGATGAGTATTCCAAAAACGACTGTTAAATGCCCCGAGTGCGGCTGCAATGTTGTTTTCAGTCGGGTAAGAAGTGTTGAAATTGAAACGCAGCGAAAAGCAATCAAAGACTGCCACAAAACAATTACCGCTCTGGTCGAGGCTGGCAAGGCAGAAAAGGTTCGCCGCGATACCATCGAGAGTGACCTGCGATTTGAAATTCGCAAGTTGCAGGACGAGCTGAAATTCATTCAGGAAAACCGGCAGGTTTAACCGATCTCGTCGGCAATCTTGCGAGCCTTCGAAAGATCCAGGTCGGCATAGATCTCGGTGACTTTTGCGTGCGAATGCCCAAGTGCCGCCTGCGTTGCGTCCAGCCCGTAGCTTTGCCTGAACCGGGTTGCAGCCGCATGTCGAAGCTGATGCGTGCCCCACGGTTCAATTCCCGCCCGCTTGCAAGCCTTTCGGATCGCTTTTCCGTAAGAAGCGGCTGTATATTGGTCGCCCGGCGTCTTCTGCGGATCGTCTTTCGATCGGTCTATCTGCGATGGCTGCACTTTGCTCTTGCGTCGCTCCCGCATCGTCCTCAGTCGCTCTGCCTGAGCTTCTTTGGGCGAGAACAGGGGTGAGCTGTCTGGTCGATCCAGATAGTCCGCTATGATCTTCTGGGCTTGCGGCCCGAGGAAAACGACCCGCTTCTTGCCTCGATACCCGGTCTTATGCCTTGATGGCCGATAGCTCCAGTCTGAGCGGTCGATCTGGCCCGGTGTCATGGTCAGCACCTCCGACGCCCGCATTCCGGTGAGCCACTGCACCTGCACCGCATCCCAGACGACCGACGAGACAAACGGGCGAATCGCCTCCACAGACTCCCACGCCACCGGTTCAACCAGCTTTCTCGGTTTCATGACTTTCGACTCCGTGACCCTGCGAACTGATTTCAGTGTGACCCAGACATCGGCCGGCACCAGCTCTTGTTCCACTCCCCACTGGAAGCAGCGGATCACATAGCTGTGATACATATTCACGGTCGCTCTTGCGAGCGGCTTGTTAATCCACTTGGCTCTCAAGGCGATCAGTTTACTTGGTGTAAAATCTTCCGCTGGTAGAGTACCAAACAATAATACCAGTTCTCGCAGTCCACGCTCCTGCTGGTCTGGTTCGTTGGATTCGGTTTTATTGTCATGCCTGAGTGCGGCGATATACTGGGCAGCGAGGTTGGCAATAAGAATCGATTCTTCCGGTATGACCGGAAGATCGCCTACAGCCATAACGTGTGCCAGAATTTGTTGATATTTTGCCTGACTTTCTGGACTACCATACTTACCAAGATATATTGTGCGGCCGTTCATAATCACCCTCGCCTGGCCTGTTGGCCGGTGCAGAAGGTAGTTCGGCATAGCAATTTTATGTCGTCCCATAACGGTAAATTCGACGATTCTTTGGTAGCCTACCATTTTATTCTCTTGTCAGATCTCAGATGTCGTCTGTACAAGAGGCAATATAAAACACAAATTCAAGGCAAGCTAACAATGCACTCGGCAGGACTCGAACCTGCAACCTTCTGATTCGAAGCGGGTTTTAAGCCCTACCGAGTGAACTGTTATCATTTGGTAATCTTTCCGGCAAGCATTTCTTGCCAGATGGCTTCACCGCGATCAAAGTATTTATCAATGACATCCTGCTTCTCCTGAGATAAGCCAAGAAGCACATAGTTGATAAATTCCTGAAGCGTGCCATCGTTGCCACGATGAACCTGTTGTGCCGCCATTATTTTTACCCTGCGGCACACCGGAGAAATCGAGTTTGCGACCAGACGAGTTGCACTGTCTGGTTTTGGCGTGTCTGCTGTTGCCATACAATCCCCCTATGAATAGCCCTGCCGCGACGTTGCGACAGGTTAATCAATTATATCGCTGTCAATACAAAAGGGAACGGAAAATTTTCTTACTTAATTGTTGACAAGTACTTTTAGAGTAAATAGAGTAAAAGTGTATCGCACAGGGCGATGCTATTTCTCAACAAGCAAGGAGTATTTCAAAGTAATGAGTTCAATCACAGTCAAGCTGACACCAGAGCAACACGCCAAAGTTTTTGACGAGCAGAAGCGGCAAGTAGTCGCGGGCAGCGTGTCCAGAGTCACAGACATCTCTGCAACCAAGCTGGTTTCTCGCGCTCTGATCTGGGCGTTGGATCAGCCGGAATCTGTAAAGAATCAGATCTTTAATGGCCCTGTCGCCGTTTGATGACCGGATGATTCTTTGATTGGGGGGGGTGAGCAGGGCCAGGGTATTTAAACTCCGGCCCTGCTTTTCTTAAAGGAGTGACAATGCTGGCAGAACGATCTGGCGAGCTGATGCGAATGGCTGATCACCTTGAGGATATGGGCAAGTATTTCAATTCGCATTGGGCGGCCTTTGAAAGCGATTTCTTTTCGATTTTATTGCAATCGAACTATCGGCCGTCGATTGTCACGCTGACCGGCAAGAAAACGCATTACTTCGCGATTGATTACCAGAACAGGAAGCTGATCGAGCGGGATAGACCCAATCTCATTTTAGATATTGGAGTCCTCGACAGCTTCGGCAAGCTGATTGCAGACGAGCCGGAAACGGCAGAAAACCTAACAGTAACAGACAGTGAAAAGAAAGGTGACGACAATGAATCAGGACATACAGCCAACTACGCAGTCGAATGAGTACGGCGAGATTGAGCGAGTGCTGATCGGCGGCGATCTCTCCAAGCTCACGCACGACCAGCGAGCTATTTACTATCGGCAGGTTTGCGACAGCCTCGGGCTGAATCCGCTCACCAAGCCCTTTGACTATATCGTTCTGAATAACAAACTGACCCTGTATGCCAACCGCAACTGTGCTGAGCAGCTTCGCCGAGTGTACGGTGTTTCTGTGATGGACATGGAACAGCAGATAAACGGCGATGTTCTTACAGTCATCGTCAAGGGCCAGGACAAGACTGGCCGTATGGACGTCGCCAGCGGTGCAGTGTATTTGGGTGGACTCAAAGGAGAGGGTCTTGCGAATGCTTACCTCAAGGCTGAGACGAAAGCTAAAAGGCGTCTTACGCTATCTTTATGCGGCCTTGGGATGCTCGATGAAACCGAAGTCGAGACGATTCCGCAAGCCCGCAAGGTCGAAACTGAGACCCGCGCTGTTGAAACCGAGCCGGTCACAAAGTCGCTTCCGAGCCCGGAAAGCCCGGCTCCTGCCCCTGCTGCTGCCAGCTCAGGGCCGAAGTTCGGAGTTATGATCAAGAATATTGTGGAGAAAAACGGCCTCTCGTTCCCGACATTTACCGAGGAATTGTTTCAGGTCGTTAAACCGTACTACATGGACGAGCTTGGCCCCTTGGAAGCGGCCACGTGGAAGGACAAGGGAGCGGCACTTGGACGCTGCTATGAGGGATCAGAACAGGCTGACAAGGACGCGATGATACGCACGGCATCTGATCTTGCGATGCGGCTTAATTCCGCTAGCGAAGAGTATGCCGGGACGTACTGATCATGGACGGTGACATCGTAAAGGTCAAGGGTGACGGTCGCCTCTGGGCCGTCACCAGCCTGAAACATCCGCTGGCTGAAATAGAATCCATTCCGCCAGGCATAAAAAAGACAGTTCCGATAGCTTCCCTGCAAGTTCAGTCGATGGACATGCTGCTCAGGCGATACGAAAAAGTGACAAGCAAGGCCGCCAGTTTTGTATTTGCTCACCTGATTGTTGATCGTGAAAAGGAAGCAAGAAGGCGATACAGAAGAACATTTAAAGATAAGGGGCAATGAGATGGCAGGAGTTCCAGCAATCTACTCTCGCGGCTATGTCGAGTACGTGTTTGATTTTTATGCGTATAAGGGCACATTGTTAATGCCTTCCAGGAAATACGCAGACAAATCGGTATCAAACATGTTTGCCAGAATCCTCGGCAAAGTTGTTTCGCGGCAATTTACAAAGAACAGAATGGAAATATGCGGCGCAATCGCACTGCGAAGCAATAACCAGAAAGAGATATTCGCCGTTATTGTTGATGGCTGGAATATTACCGCCATCAATGTGCCGTCAGTTCGAGAAGCCGACAAATTAATTGACTCAATACTTAAGCTTGTTGGTGACAGTATTGACCAAGACACTAAGGATAATTAGTATAAAACGGGACTCTCCAGGTTGCAGCTTCTTGTCGTGGCGGCCCTCATTGACCTTTCGGGCAACGATCCAATGTGTATCGGAACAAGGCGTGTTCTGAGCGGCAAGATATAAAAAAACCCCGCAGTATTCGAATTACTGCGAGGCGGAAAGAACATGCGTCACTTCATTATACAAAAAGATACGGTAAATACAAGGAAAGAAAAGTGCGAAACCCAGCGGGCTACACGAAAATGTTTCACGGTTGGTTCGATGCGCCCATATCTGATGGTGCAAGGCTGACCATTCTTGCAATCTACAGCTTCTTCAATCAGCAGCATCGATGCTGGTTCGAAACGCCCACGGTCGCAAAAGTGGCGAAGCTGAGAGGCATGTCAGAAGATCGAATCAAAGACCATTACCGGGAACTGGAAGACGCTGGGCTGATCAAACGGGCGCGAGAAGTTGTTCCGGGAAAAGGTTCGGTTGTAACAGTAACAATAATCGAGCCATCCGACAAAACGCCATGCTTTTCCGAAGGTGGCGAAAACACCACTCTCAGAGGGGGGCAAGAACACCACTCTCTGAAGGTGGTAAAAACACCACCCTCTTATATAGGTATTAATACCAATGGTTTTAATAAGAGTACAACCAGTCGTATTAGTGCTGATAAGAGTGCGATCACCAGCAGCAGCCCGGATGATTTTCTCGCCCCAATACCTTCAAACGAAAAACCGCCTCAGCCCCAGCGGTCGGTGCGGATCGATTCACCCAAGCTGATCGCTCCCAAATTTCCGCCCGGACTCCGCGACAAGGTGCTGTCGATTCTCGGCCCAGATGCAGACGGGATTCTGGCTTCGGTCAACCAGCTCCAGATCGACTCCGGGTTTGTCGAATACGCATTGAAACGAGTCAAGGGCAACGAGACGCCTGGAAGGCTCTACAATTACTTGCGAAAGACAGAATGGAAGTTTGACTGGGAAAACCCCGACAAGGCCAAGGAGGAAGCGAGAGCAGCCCGCAAAGCGAAGCGAAACGCCATGTGGGCGGACTTTCAAAAGGAGTGGGACAAGGCGGAGGCAGAATTAGCCGCCCAAGCCGCCAAGAGAAAGGTAGCCAAACATGGATAACTGGATCAGCGAATACGTCGAAGGAATCTACCAGACGCGCGGATACAACATCGAGAACGAGGCGGTCGAGCGGACAATCACAAGCCTGTTGCCGGCATGGCAAAAGCTGCTTACGAAGAGCAAGCTGCTGGGCAAGACAGAACAGCTCAAAGATATTGCAATCGACTTTTCATTGACAGTAATTGGCAAAGGCATTGGGGCAGTTTTGCCAGCTTATGCAGAATTTATTCAGGTCGGCACAAAGAAGGATCGTGCCCCTGCCGCCTCGCCGGCTGTACCGGATTGTGTTTGCGAGTTTTGCGACGGAATCGGCGTTGTGATGGTCGAGCAGGTTCATCGATCTGGCGAACTGTTTAAAGCGGCGTATCGATGCGACTGTGCGGCGAGCATGGCCTATGCAGGAGTGCCGATGGCATCACCGGAAGCGATGGCGGCAGCGCGACGAGAGAATCTGGCGGCGAGAAACAGGCACCGCGAGTGGTTAAAAAGAAACAGTATTGATCCGGACAAGCCGTTGCAGTTTCAGGACGGAATATTTACGGCGTGGGTAGATACTGTTCGAAATCCACAAAAACAGCCTGTCCAGCCTGTTAAACGTACAAGGCCCGCCGCCTCGACAGTCTCGGCAAGCAAGGAAGACGAGCTGCTAGTCGAGCAGTGGTGATTGCACAACAGAGAGCATTTGCAACGGAGGAACGACAGTGCTTGTATTGCGTGTTAAAGACGGGGAGATGGTGCGTCTGGAGCCGCCTGGGTGCGACCCGATTACGCTCAAGATTAAATGCACTTCAGCTCAGGCAATCAAACTGGGCGTGGATGCACCGAGAGCCTGTCAGGTGTCGCGTATCAAGAAAGAGGACAAGTCAAAATGAGAATTATTACTGAACCAAGTGTGTATCTGGTGGGTTTTCAGGAAACGGGTTTTGAGGAGCTGGAGCAATTTCTGCATTCGGAGCGGGTGCCGGACTGGCAGACCGACACTGGCAGCGAAGCTGAAAGGCTTGTCGAGATTGCAGGCCGGCTCTGCTACATGTCTTTTGCCAAGCCCCGTCCCGGCGGCAACAAGTCGTATGTCGGGCATATCTTGGAAGTCGGACATGGTTCAGTGCTGGAGCATGCTGTGTTCAGCCTGCTTATTACCGGAGTTTCCCGGTCTCTCACGCATGAACTGGTGCGGCATAGGGCAGGCTTCGGATTCTCGCAGTTATCGCAGCGGTATGTAGACGAGTCGGAATGTGCGTTTGTGTTGCCACCGGGGATAAAAAAAGATGAATTTAATGGATACACCTATGATTTGTGGGAGCAGTCCTGCAAAGAATCGCAAATTATGTATTCAAAACTGGCAAGTCTGCTACAAGACGAATCAATTCAAGATGCCACACTTCGTCGCAAGAAGGCCCGCGAGGCTGCAAGGTCAGTTTTACCCAACTGCACCGAAACAAAGATATTTGTCACAGGCAACGCCCGTGCCTGGCGGCACTTTGTCGAGCTGCGAGGTTCGATCCATGCAGATGCTGAAATGCAAAGGTTGTCTGTTGCGGTCATGAAGAAGCTGCAAGATGCGGCACCAAACATTTTTGGCGATTACCAGATAACCGAAGATGGCGTGACAACGCCATTTAGAAAGGTTTGAGGAATGAGAGAGTTAGTTGAACAGTACAAACGTATTCAGGGCATGAAAGAGAGCCTGCGTCACGTCAGACAAGACATGCCCGGCCTTGTCTCTGACGAAGCTATCCAGTTGATCAACGACCAACTCAATGCCAAACTGGACTCACTGGCCCATCAGATTACCAACTTGATTCAGGGCAACCCGCCAGAGGAGCCTGAGTCCGCCGCAGGCGGATACAAGCCACTGTGGGCTGTGATTGCCGCCGGAGAGCCTGATTATGAGGCGAGATCCAGAGGGATCATGGGCAGCACAAAGTATCGCATGTATTTTTCAAAACAAGATGCTATGGAATCTATCGGCGATAGCATTGACAGAAAGGTCGTTCCAGTGTGGGGGGAGTAAAAATGAAAGAGCAGATTGAACAGTTGAAAGCTGATAAATCGGCACTTGAAGCGGCATTAAGATTGATCGCGCATCAAGACATGCGTACAGATGATTTCTTGATTTCTCGAATCAAAATGTTTGAGACAAAGATTGCCGAACTTGAAAAACAAGCATCTGATCCGTGGCAAGATGCTAAAGAATATTTGATAGCAATGGAGTCACCTTTATCAGCGTCATACTGGCAGAATGTGGTCGCAAAATATGTCCACCACCTTGAGGAGAAGGCAAAACAACTGGAAAGCACCGCTATACCGGCTCAAGTGTTTCAGCGTGCGGCATTGCAGCGGCGGATTAAGCACCAGCGAAGGGAGCTAAGGATGCTTAACAGAGGGATGCACAGACAGGCCCTTGAAATAAAATCACTAGAACATGCCAACAGTGATCTGCACCGAAATAAAGGCTTTTTAATGGGCGAAATAGTCAAGAACCAAGAAAAGATTAGAGGTCTTGAATCAGAAATAAAAGGCATGAAAGCGATGAAATCATGAGCCAAATTGAAATCACGCCTGCCCTCTTGAGCGATCTGCGACAGAAGGCAGAGGCGGCAACGCAGGGGCCGTGGAATCAACAAGGACTTGCAAGTCTGTTGCGATTCGCCCAAAAACACGATGGCCCGTGGAATGACGACGAGTATATTGACTGTACTTTGCAGCTTCCTGAAGAGAAAGACGCTGACTACATCGCCGCCGCATCGCCTGCCGTGGTGCTGGCACTTATCAACCAGTTAGATTGGCAGACGGCACAGCATATTGAAGAAATAAAGAACTGCATAGACCTGCAAAAGATCATCGACGACCTAAAGAAAGAGATCGAAGATCTGAAGGACAGGTGCGACTGCTGAAACGTCTGGTAACGAAACCGATTTCGTGAGCAACAGCGAGGATAAAAAATGATCTGGACATTTGACGGCTTCGGCCAATGGGACGCCAACTCCAAGAAAAAAAATGGAGCCGACGAGCCGAAATCATGGGTGATTGACGTTTGCGGGGACGGCACATTCATGCTCGAAAACAGTTGCTCCGGTCTTATGAGTAGCGATCAATCACGCAAAACATTTCCTACACTTGCCAAAGCTAAAAAATACTGCGAAGAACTGGAGGCCAGCAATGGCAATCAAGCCTGAAAACATCACCAAACAGCAGGCCGAACGATTCGCGGAACTCATGGATGCCGATTTCGGGCGGTTCCTGAATGATTACCAGGCAATCCCGATCGAAAAGATTGCCAATGCACTCATTGAGGCCGGGATCGTCAGCCCGCCGGTGTGGGCAGTTCGCAACATCAAAACAGGCAGACTGGCATCGCACCCAATGACAAGACTCAGAGATTTGATTCCTGACAAAAGAGAGGCTTTAGTCGATGGTTGGGAATATGAACACTGGAAAGGGCAAGCGGAATGAGCGATCCAATCAACCCTGCTCACTATCAAAGCCATCCCAGCGGCATAGAGTGCATTCAAATCACAGAACACTTCAATTACTGCCGGGGGAACGCGATTAAATACATTTGGCGGGCGGGTGAAAAGGGCGATGCCATTGAGGATCTGAAAAAAGCACGTTGGTATGTAGATAGAGAGATTCAGCGGCTGGAATTTATCAGGAAAGACAAGTTCAGATCAGAAGAGATACTGATCGGTGAAGGCTTGGAAGGGATTCAAAAAGATGCCTGAAACAGCTTTGTCAATCCTCGCCGCTGTGGCCTGTTTTACGCTGTCGGGCATGATGGCGGCATTGGTGGTGATGTACATGCAAGCGATCAAGAGGGGGAGATGAATTGAAACTCGTCGCGATTGGATAAGCCCGCCTGTTTTGTTGATCAGGTCGTTTAAGAGGCAAGCCAGGTTCGATTCCCGGCCGCGACTTCCAGCATGGTACTACAACTCACCATGCTGGGCTCTGGGTCTGTTCTGTCACATGGATAGACAAAGAGGTAGTTCTGAGGCGCCGGGTGGCTCGTTGCTGCCCGGCATTTATTCAGCACCAGGAGGGTAATATGCGTGTCTTAGGGATCGATCCAGGCCCAAATCTGTCGGGCGTCTGTCTGATCGATTACAAAACTGACAAAGACTGGGAGATTGTCTTTGCCGAAAAGGCGACAAACTCTGACGTGAAAGCCATCTTGCAAGACGACCTGAACGCCGATGTCGCGATTGAAGGTATGGTTTATCAGGGGCAAGGCTTTGGGGCCAGCTCGATCGAAACCTGTTATCAGATCGGCTGGTTCATGGCGATCGCAGCCTGCGAGAATGCCCACGTCTTTCTTTATTCTCGACGAGAATACGGGCGGCATTTCGTCCCGGAGGGCACGCTGAACGATAGCAGTCTGCGGGCCGGCTTGGAGGATTGCTTCGGCTCTTTTTCTTACAAAACAGCCCCGCTCTACCCGCTGAGAGGGGCGACAGACAAGCGATCAGCTTTCGCGGTCGCAATGTATCACGCAATCAAGACAACCAGCTCTGTCAAGGTAAAGAAACATGGATGAAACCACAAAACGATCGACGCAGGAGATTGCTCAGGTAGTCTTGCTGCGAGACGCTTACCACAAGATCAAGCGATACCTTGAAGATGGCACCTCTACCGCCAGGCACGACCTTTGGCTTCAAGGCGAGATCATCAAGTCGCATCTGCTGACGATCGAAGATGTTTCGATCGATCGTGACTACCAGTATGCACAGGTGCCCAAAGAGTTACCAAAGACCTCGGCGCGATCGGCAAGAGCAACGCGGAACCTTAACCACCTTTTTGACCAGAAACGAAAGAAGGAAAACAGTGCTGACTGACGAACAACGCGAACGACGCCGGTACACGATCGGAGCTTCCGACGCCCCGATTGTGGTTGGCATATCGCCTTGGAGCAGCCCTCGCCAGCTCTGGCTGGAAAAGTCAGGGTTCGACGATCGGGAAGAAACGCAGAGTACCCGCCTCGGCAATTACCTTCAATACGGTGTTGCCATGGAGGCCCTGAAGCTGATCGGCGGGAATATCCTGCTGGAAGAGCCCTTCTTGCAGCACGCCGACGGCTGGGCCAGCGCCACGCCAGATTATATTATCGGCCAAGGCGACGACCGCGCGATCCTTGAGATCAAAACGACGCATCAGCGAAGCTGGGACATAGTGCCAGAACACTACCTGCTCCAGGTCAACTGGCAGGCTTGGGTGGCCGGTATCGACCGGGCCTATCTGGCGTGCCTGCATGGTGAGGGGTTGAAGGTCGCGATCTACGAGATCACGCCTTCGCTTCAGTCTTCTTGGTTCATCGACGCAGTTCGCGAATGTAAGCGATTCTGGGAGCGATACATCCAAGGCAACGAAGAAGTGCCGAAAGACGCCAAGACGGCCGAAAGCGAAGAGCTGAAGGCTGCGATCCGGGCAGAGTCGGGCAAGAGTGTTGATCTCGATGCCGAAACGCTCGGATACCTGCGGAAACTGGCTGAACTGAAGCGCCGGAATGCTCCTGCTGCCGACGAGATCGCGGTATTGGAGAAACTGGTCAAAAACAGGCTCGATACGGCCGAAGTCGGCTTGTATTCAGGCCAGACAGTTGTGACATGGAAAGAGTCGGTATCGAACTCTTTCGACTCGGCCCGATTTAAGACCGATTACCCGGATCTGGCCAAGCAGTACACAAAGCAAACGATTTCTCGACGCTTTCTTCCGAAGGAAGATGCAATCCTTTCCCTGACCTCAACCAAACAGGACACAGAATATGTCAGCAATTAACACGTTCGCCATCTCCGGCATTGCTCGTCACGCGGCCACTCCAGTCGGCCAGGGCAGCTATTACAAGGTGGTTCTGGATAGCCACAATAGCAAGGCCAACCGCACTGAGCCGATCGAAGTGCTGGGCAAGTCGGAAGACTTCCAGAAGATCAGGCCCAACGATGCGGTTTGCGTGCAAGGTGCGATCGGCGGGCGGATCAACGACAAAGGCTATTGCAACCTGACTTTGTTCGCGCTCACGGTCGAGATCTTCGCGCCGGCCGCCGGAGTCAACTACGCTGACGACAACGAACCGCCCTATTGATCCCTCTTTCTTTTCTGCTATCCTGTATTAACGGGCAATACAGGATGGCAGGAGGATACTATGCCGACACCTAAGAAAAAGGTGCGAGAATACGCCACTATGCAGGTTGTGTTCCGCACGAGCAACGAATACAGGCACTGGCTCCGCTGTTTGGCAGCGGACTCGGGCCTTTCTATTTCCGAGTTTTTAGAGTTGTGTTGCAACGAATATGCGAAAAAACACAGCCTGAGAACGCCGCCGCGTCGTTGGCCACCGGAAACGGAATGAACATGGAACGCGAAAATATACCTTCGGACGAAGATCCGCGATATTACGGGATCAAACCGGAAGACTTGGAACGCTGGCAATATGTCTGCAAGCGATTCGAGGTTCCTGCTGCTGTCACGGTAACAAACAACAGGCCCAGGCTTGTTATTACTCTGCCACGAAATGATGGCAAAGGAACATTTAAGCAGGAGATTCGTTCGCTCGAATCTTTTGTTTTTAACTTTCTCGATGCCTACTGCTACCATTTGAAACCTTTTTCTTTGAACTACGACAAGTTTCTGCCCAGGTTTGCGAAGTTCAAAGAGAAAGAGATTCACCCGTGGATTAAACGATACAAAGAAGAGGATTAACACCTCGGCATGTTCGGCAAGAGGGACGTTGACTGAACAACAAACCCCAAGACGCAGGAGAGAGAAATGATCAAGATTTACAACGTGTTTGTGACATCTAACGCTTACGGTCACAAGGAAGAACATTGCGGCCACGTTAGAGCAGAAAGCAGGGAGGAAGCTGTTTCGATCGGAGAATCGCTCTTCTCAGATTCAATTCGTCGCGTGAATGGCGATACATTAGACCACCTTTACGCAACTGAATGGGAAGAAGTAGAACCAGGTGAACCCGAGCCAATCTGCGAGAACGATCCAGAACCTCGTTGTCGTACCTGCGGCAGAGTGCAAGAAGACACGGCTGTTTTAGAATGCGACGAGTGCGCGTGAGGGGGCATTCCCCCTCATTTAATCCCCGGTATTAACCAGAACAAAAAGGGTAAAACATGCAGTGGCCCAGCTTGCAGGAAATAAGGCAGATGCACGAACTCGACCGCGGCCCGCTTTTGCTGGCTTTGCAGTCAAGAGAGACAGAGATTGATTCTTTTCTTTCTTCTCATGAATCCTTCCTTCTTCCTTTCTCAGCGTGCGAGCAGGCAGCAGAAGGCCAGGAGATCGCGGAGAAGATCGAACTGATTGAGTCGTTGGGCTGGGATCATCCAGACGCCCAAGCCTCAGCAGGATCGGCAAGTCGGTTGTCAGTTTGAGTAGCAGTATTAACGGTAGATACCAGTATCCTAACAGGAGACAGTCAGATGACCTTAGCAGAAAAGATCGGCGAGTTGTTGTCAGGTTACGATGTAGCTTTGCGAACCGCATCGAGAAACAAATTTACAGAGCCTTATTACTCGCAGCTTCAAGCAGTGCAGACAGAGCTTGTCGAGATTCTTCGCTCTCATTTGCAACCGCGCAATCGACCAGAATTTCTTCTTTTTCATGGAGAGTGTTATCAGGTGTGCTACCGCACGGAACGGGTAAGCAATACCTGCGCCAGAACAGAACATTGGTATGAGTTTGATGTGCCATATGTGCCGCCTGTGCCTGAAGAGGTCTCGGCAGAGTCGGCAAGCGTATTGTCGGTTTAACAACAACAATCACTTGTGGGTGGTTCATTCCGCCCACACTTCAACGAAAGGTCAAGTAAATGAGTGCGAACTATACCCCAGGGCCTTGGCAAGTTGGCCCGGAATATGAAAACCGTCTTAGCCGCAGTGTTTGGCGTGGTAGTTTTTACGACAAGGCATCGACTGTTGCGCGTTTTGTCGCCACAGATGCAGACGCACGACTGATTGCAGCCGCGCCGGATTTGTTGGCAGCATTGCGTTTTCTTGTAAAAGAAGCAAATGCCAACGGCATGATCTGGGAAGAACCGGCATTAAAACAGGCCTTAGACGCTATTGACAAAGCCACAACACCGCCCGCCTGATTTTCCCCTTTTCTCTTTTTCCTCTTTTATATACACGCGCCGCCCGTGCATATCGCACGGGTAGGCACATCCCGCCCGCTCTCGTTTCATAGTGCCCCAGGTATTAACAGTTAATACCTTTGACAATATCGGTAAGACATGCACCGGAGCAACAACGCCCGGCAACCATAAACGGAGGTAATACAATGACCGAGACAAACCACGCAAAAGACCAAGCCCGCGCCCAGCTTGATAGCATCGTAGAACTGATTGCAGCTTTAACCGATGCAGAAGAGTCCGGCAGTTGGAAAAAGCACGACGAAGCCACAGAAGCAATTCAGGAGGACGCGCTGGAGATTCAGATTAGATCGGGCTGGACAAATCCAGGCGAAGATTTAAAACGCGAAGAGTTTTATATTTTGTTATGCACCGGCGGCCCAGCAGTGCGCATTTTAGGCAAGTTTGATAATTGCGACAGTCCTACAGATTGTAGATTGCAATATCAAGATTGGGGAACCGGCTGGATTGATTTCTATGACACAACCACGGAAGAAGACGAAGCAATAGAACGATATTGCAGCCAGTTTTTCCCAGGATAACCCAACCCCAACACACACAACCCCGGAGGGTCCGCAAGGGCCCCAGAAAGGAACTTGATATATGACACGCTGGAAACGTGAGAAAGTCAGAATCGTTTTGATTCACTTGCACAACCAAACAACAGAAAAGCGCGTTTTATGGCAAATATACGCCAGCCACGCGAGATCATTAATGAGGATGCACCGCAAGAACGCGATATGGTACGACACAGAGGGGGAAACCCTAGCCGCAGCAGAACAAAGAGAACACTATCAAAACGATAAAACACAACACCGGCGAGCAATCGAACGCGCTAAACTGACACCTTCATACAACTTGCCAGGATGAGAGGGAATAACATGCAAGAGGACGAATACTATCTTTCAGAGATAGCCAGACTGCGCGGAAATATCCGCGAGTGCAGAAACTGGATCGACGCGCATATTCATTGCTATTTTTCAATGTCCGAAACCCGCTTGAACTACCGGCGACTGCGCGACTACGTTCAAAGCATTGAGCAGGACAAATATTATATGCGGCTGAACATTCAAGCATTAAGACAGAACCGCCGCGTTTTACCCCTGAAATAAGGAGTGCTGAAAATGTATTTTATGACTGCAAAATTCGGCGGAACATGCGCCGAAACGAATAAGCCGATAAAAAAAGGCGATCCGATTTTCTACGACAAGCGCAGACGCGCCGCATATTGCCAGGACTCGACACTTTACAAAACCGAGTTTGAGCTTGAGAGAGCCCGAGCATTTTCCCGAGCTTGGAATATGCCGGACTCTAATTGGTGAGAAAGGGAACGACGATGACGAAAGCAGAAGAGATAGAAATTCTGAGAACAGCAGCGCAGCAATTAGGGCCCAATTCGTACTTAGGGCCCTACATAGCCGACCAGATACCGTATCTGGAAGAAATGATACGCCAGGATATTTTTCCGATATCCTTCGAAGCAATGACAACACTTTGCAAAGAGCGCATTGACGAAGTAACACAGTGGGAGCAACGCAAGATAAAGGAGAAAAATGACGAGATCGAACGCGCAAAACGACACGCCGCGCAGATAATCCAGGACGCACGAGACGCGGCCGAGACAATCCGAACCCGCGCCCGCCGCGCAGTTTTGGCAGCAATCGGAGAAGATTGAAAAATCTTTTTTGCTCTTTTTTTGCATATACGCGCCCGGATGCACACACGCACCCGGGCTAACATACGCGCAACCCCAGGCAGGCAGGAACGCGGAACGACAGGAACCCGCGAAGCCTTGACAGTATCGGTAAGAAGTGCACCGGAACAAATGGCACCGGAAACAACAAAACCCCTAAGCCGGAGAGGCTGACAGATGACACGATACAAGAAAATGATTAAAGACCGGTACCGCAAACAGATTATCGAGTCGATAATTGACACCAGACAAACAACATCAACTAATATGGATCAAGTTATGATGATGACGGAACGCGCAATTCGTTATCACTTTGTGATAATAGGCGCATCAAACGCAATTAGTCACGACAACACTGCCACTCATAAACTCGATTGGAAAACCCGTAGTGACTTGCACGACACGCTTTCTTATGCGATCAAAACAAAATATCAAAGCATGATAACCGTTAGAAACATTCTTAAAACACTTAAGGATAAAGACCCCTTACCCTTGCCAGGCTGAATCTATGTGACAGCCTACAACCCTTTTCTCCTTTACCCTGCCCACTGGACCGTTAACCCAGTGGCAGGGCATCCGACCCACGACAGGCAGCACGACCATTTCACCACCACTGGAAAGGTGATTGACCATCAGGAGGAACACCCAGTGGCATGGAGCCCCCACCCCCTTCTGGATATTGACCACACTCAGGTTTTGAATCCCACCCCCTCGGTGGTGGTGATTGTGCCGGCACAACTGGGTACAGGGCACAGTCGTTTTCGAAGTGGCAAAGTGAAAATTTCGTTACAACGGTTTTCGAAAACGGGGCAGCGTGGTACAGTGCAAACAGGGTATTGGTTAATACCGCGTGGTAGTACGCATAGTCCGGCCAACCCACGCCTAGCGTATCATACCCTGACAAAAGGTACAAGACTTGGCGGTAGATTTTGCTGCTGCATTTCGAGGTAAGGGGGAACTGCAAGTGGGGCAAATAGAAGGAGTTCCGGCAAGAGAGTTTTTGTCGATTGTTCGCAAGTCTGTACGGGAGCGGTGGCCGGTGTCGGCGGAACAGAAGGGCGTAACAGCCCGGCGAGTTGCGGAGATTATCGAGAATATCGACGGCAAATACTCCGAGAAGGATATGCTTACCGCCGCCCGGGTGCAGCTCGAAATGGACAACTCCAACATAAAGAACGCCCTCGCACTCGAAGCAGCAGAACTCTCCCGCGAAAAGTTCGAGAAACTCTCCTCCCTCGAAAGCCTTATCACACACTCCCTCGCCGACGGCCCGCCTTCAGGCCCCGTCGTCTCCGATACTCCTAT